TATGGTGGTAAGGATAAGAATACTGATAAAAATATTATCATATCTACGTGGCAATCAATCTATAAATTTCCTAAAAGATATTTTGATGATATTGATTGTGTTATAGGTGACGAAGCACACCTGTTTAAAAGTAAATCCTTAACTGGCATTATGACTAAGTTGCATAACGCTAAGTATAGGTTCGGTTTTACTGGTACATTAGATGGGAGTAAGACTCACAAATGGGTACTAGAAGGTTTATTTGGATCCTGTGATAGAGTAACCAAGACAGATGATCTAATTAAGTCAGGCTACCTAAGTAAATTTAGGATAAAAGTATTGCTTTGTAAACACCCTGCTCAACACTTTGAAACATATCAAGACGAGATTGATTATCTTGTTAGTCATCGTGGACGTAATAACTTGATAAAGAATCTAGTTAATGATCTGGATGGCAATACCCTAGTACTATTTAACTATATTGAAAAGCATGGGGAACCATTACACGACCTAATAAATAGTACTGTAGATAAAGACCGTAAGGTCTTCTTTGTTCACGGCGGTACTGAAGTGGAAGACCGTGAAGAAGTTCGTCAGATTACTGAACAAGAGAATGATTCAATTATTGTGGCATCTTATGGGACTTTTAGTACTGGTATTAATATTAAACGTCTCCATAATATCGTTTTTGCTAGTCCCTCAAAATCCAGAATTAGAAACCTCCAATCCATAGGTAGGGTTCTCCGTAGAGGAGAAGGTAAAACTATGGCTACACTATATGATATAGCAGATGACATTGGAGGTCAGAACTACACTCTCCGTCATTTGGATGAGAGAGTTAACATATATAATGAAGAAAACTTTAAATATGAGGTCATTAACGTAAACCTTAAAGCAGGCTAATATGGAAGAGGAATTTGTAGCAACAATAAAATTAACTACAGGTGAGGAAATCATATCTAAGGTTTCTTATATGCCAGATGATGATAGTCTTGTGCTTGAAAGTCCTATGGCCGTTACTGCTATTAATCAAAAGAAACAAAATCTTCATATTAATGGATTTGCTTTAAGTGAATGGATTCATTCAACTTTTGATCATATGTTTGTTTTACCAAAGACACATGTTCTTACTATGACTGAAGTTGAAGATGAACAAATTCAAAATTTCTATAAAGCATCTGTTGAAAGACATAATGTTGAATTAAATTCATTTAAAGAAACACGTAATCCACAACCATTTACTCGTAGTATGGGGAACCTAGGTTCTGTAAATAAAACTAAGACCTTTCTAGAAGATCTTTATAAAAGAAGCTAGCTTGTTCCCTTGAACCCTGACAGAGTTATCCTACTGGGTTTGTCGGGGTTTGTCAAGCCCCCTTGACAATAGCAGCATATTCACCTATACTTAAGGGAGCAGTCATGCCACGAATGAAAAAGAAAACAGAATATTACGTCAACAATAAAGAATTTTTAATAGCTATCAGTGGATATCGTAATGCTGTAATAGAGGCACGTGAGAATGACGATCCACGACCACGAGTACCTAATTACATAGGTGAGTGCTTCTTGAAGATTGCTACACATTTATCATACAAACCAAACTTTGTCAACTACATGTTCCGTGAGGACATGATATGTGATGGTATTGAGAACTGCCTACAGTACATTGATAACTTCAATCCAGAAAAGTCTTCTAATCCGTTTGCATACTTTACACAGATAATCTATTATGCCTTCTTGAGACGCATACAGAAGGAAAAGAAGCAGATGGAAATTAAAAACAAGATTCTTGAGAAGTCAGGTTATGATGAGGTAATGCATACTGATTCATATACTGGTGACATGCAAGGAATGAATGCTAATCAAGCAGACATGGGTAGCATCAAAGAAAATATTGAAATTAAAATGAACCGCTAATGGAAAAACAAATAGAACAAATTCTACCAGTACCAGAACCAGTAGTAGTTACAACTGAAACTATACCTGTAGTTCCTCTTGTTGTTATTGGCACAGTTGTATTTGCTGCTATTTGTTCCAATATCTATAATTTAACATCTAAAAAATAATGGATGAAGATCATTTGCCTCCACACCTGAATGATTTATGGGAAGACATGGATCGTTTGAATGCAATGTACGAAGAACTCATGTGGGATCACGAAGTTGCATTAGAATTTATAGCAGAC